TATAAACTTGCACTAACCATTCTCCCCGATAACCACTGTCTATAGTTCCAGGATGAACTTGTAAACCGTGGTCAAAAGCTAAACCTGACCGAGGTCTAATCACTACTTCATATCCCTCAGGAATCTCTGAAGCTATTCCTGTAGGGACAGTAGCATAACCTTTAGCGGGAACTACTACATCTTGCCCAGCATAGATGTCAAAACAGGCATCTCCTGGATGAGCAAAAGTAGGTAGTTTAGCTACCGTAGTTAATCTTTTAATTTTTAATACTACTGAATTTTGTGCCACTAAGCCACTGCCTCCTTATTAAACTCCTCTACTAATTGGTCAAAAGACTTTGTTCCGTCACAGGGATACATATCCCCATAATTAAATCCCCACTCAGCTTCAGCTACTAAAGGAATGGTAATAAACTTACCTTTAACTCCTTCCATCTGAGACTTAACCAAGTGGTATACTTCCTGCATATAATCTCTGTGGCACTCTACTACTATGGAATCGTGCACAGTTAAAATCACATTAGCGGGAAGCTGTTTAATTTTAAAATCTCGATTGATTTTAGCTAAAGCAATCTGACAGATATCACTAGCCGTAGACTGAATGGTATGATTTACTGCCTCTCGAAGAGCTTTACTTTTTACTCCTTCATTGGTAGTCATTTGAGCCTCTGGCAACCGCCTAGCTCTACCATAGGGAGAGTAAACTACTCCATTTTTCTCCGCTATTTGCTGAACCAGCTTAATATATTTAGCTACCCCTTTATACCGTTTAAAGTAGGATTGAATGAATGATTGTGCTTCCTCAGGAGTAACTCCCAAAAGCCGAGCGGTTGCCTCAGCCCCTGCCCCATACAGGATAGAGAAGTTTAACTTCTTAGCCATCTGCCGTTCTTCTTTGTTGATATCCTTCTTCTTAAAAATTGCTTGAGCAGTCATAGTATGGATATCTTCCCCCCGCTGATAAACCTTAGTCATAACTGGATCTCTGGAAAGCATAGCCATTACCCGCAGTTCGATTTGTGAAAAGTCAAAGTTCATCATTATCCAATCGGGATGAGAAGGAATAAACAACCGCTTAATATCCTTCACATCCCCACTGGGAAGGTTCTGCAGGTTTGGATTAGAGGAAGATAACCTTCCTGTCCTTGCTACAACTAAATTAAAATTAGGATGAATCTTTCCATCACTGGATATATACTTCCAGTAACCTCTAATGTAAGTCTCTAAAAGTTTGGATTGTTTTCGATAGCGAAGGAGTAGCTCAGGTAAATCGTGGTATTGAGCTAACTCCTCTAAAGTTTCTGCATCCACAGAAGGAGCACCAGTTTTAGTCTTCTTCACCACTGGAAGATGAAGGCAGTCAAACAGCACTTCCCTAACCATATCGTTAGAGTTGGGATTGAACACTACAGGCTCATCTTTGATTTTTTCCCATTCCCTGATGACGGTATGGGATTGGATTTCGTGGGTAATATCTTCCAGAACCTTACTCATCTCTTGATCCAGTTTAGCTAAAGCTTCTTGGTCAATCTTTACTCCGTTATATTCCACATCAGTTAGGCTCTCCGAGAACTTCATCACCATAGCGAAAGTTTTATCCAGTTTTTTCTCTGCCAGTAAAGGCTTAAACACAGTATAGAGGCGATAAGTAGCATCAGCATCGGCACAGGAATACTGGTAAAACAATTCCTCAGGAGCACGATTAAATCTATCCTCATACGCCTGAAAATCGTGAGCGTAATTTCCAATATCGGTGTAAGCACTGGCTACCTGCTTTAAGTTGTGAGCTGAATTTTCATCCAGCAAGTAGTGAGCAATGCAGGTATCAAACTGAAGATGAATGTTAAACCCATGCTTATACCTCAACCACTGAATATCAAACTTCCCGTTATGAGCAATAAGCTCTTTAGTGGGGTCTTCAAGGATCTCCCGTAAAACAGGGATAATAAGGTTATTGATTTCCTCGGCTGAAAATACAGGATTTTTTCTCCGAGAACTTAATTCCTCGATAAAGGAGTTCACTGCTTTACGGTATTCCTTAACCGATTTGCTGTGCAATTCCTCTATTAGCCTGGACTCCTGCAGGATGGAACTAAATTTGGTAGGGATACTCTCGGTAGAGCTGCTTTTAGAGAGGATTGACAAGTAAGTAGCAAGCTCTCCCAGAAATTCACTGCTGAACAGGGGAGCTTGGTAGTAAAGAGGAACACAATAGGATTTACCATACTGACCAGAAAAAGAAATAGCTGTAACATTTGCACCCTCCATAAATGGATTTAATCCATTAGTCTCTATGTCAAAAGCCACCGCAGGTAGGGATTTTAAATCATCCCTCATCTGGTAGAGCTTTTCAAAGTTATCCACGACGATATATTCGGTCTTCGTCTTAGGTTTTGAATCATCAATCAATCGAGGAATCCTCATAATGTCCTGCAGAAATTCGTGCTGTCGGCGAGGATCTCGAAGGACAAAAGCAGGATGGTAGCAAGGCAGCACTAAACAACCAAATTCCTCAGAATAGACTTCCTGACCGTGGTGCTTTACTATTCCATTCAGTTTTAAAATTGACCTCATAGGAACAGCTCCCAGAGTAACTATAAGCTTAGGCTTAAGCTGGTTAATTTCTTCCACTAACCTTCCCCGACATAATTGAATTTCCTCAGGAGTAGGAGTTCGATTATCTGGCGGACGGCAGGACACAGCATTGGTAATATATAATTTAGCTCTTTCAATCCCCGCTTCCTCCAAAGCAGAGTTAAGGATTTGCCCTGACCGACCCACAAATGGTTCTCCATAGGCAACCTCTTGAGCACCAGGAGCCTCACCAATGAGCATAATCTCTGCAGATGGTAGTCCCACTGCAGGAACTTGTGGCTCATTATAAAGAGGACACTTTTGACAGTATTCACATTTTCCCAATTCTCCATAACCTCCTAACACAGTATTAGAACTCAATCGTTTTTACTTTATTCCCACTTTTAAAAAAAAATCTAAAAATTTTTTAATTTTAAGTTAACCCGATTAAAAGGGACTGCTTGGCGAACTAACTCAGCCATCTGTTCGTGTCCCAAATCATTGGGGTCTTTGTCTCCTGGAAGCATAACCACTCGAACGGGATAAAATCCTATAAACTCTTTAGCGTAATTAATGGTATCAGGAATAGCATCTCGTAAGTCCCAAGCAAAAATAATCTCCCGAAAGGAAGATTGGAAAATAAGTTTAACCTGTTCAGGAGATAACTTTTTCCCAAAGGTAGCTACTGCTCCATATTTATAATCCACTATCCCCGTGGTAATACAGTCAAAAGTTCCTTCAGTCAAAACTACTGAAGGATAAAAGCGAGCTCGGTCAAAGTTATACAGGTAGTGGGAAGGAGGATTAGCTTCACTGCTACTGGGGTTAAGAACCTTAGGAGTTACTTTAGGATTAATAGCTCTTCCCACATAGCTAACTAACTTCCCATTATGGTAAATGGGAAATATAATCCGTCCTGCGAACTTACCAAAATGGGTATAGTGAATTTGGTATTCCTCAATCTCTTTCCTACCAATTCCCCGTCTCTGCAAATAAGCTAGAGCCCGTTGGTAATTCTCCCCATCCTCAGTCAGAGGATAAGCTCCTACGGGAAGAGAGATTTTAGGACGCTCAACAGGCTTTATCGATTGCTCCACAGGAATGTCCAACTGCACCGAGCCTGTATAACCATATTTACGGTTAAAAGCATTAATCAGTCTATAACCTGAACCTTTCCACCCACACTTAAAGCACAGGAATTGATGCTTCCGAGAATTATAGTAGAGGTGCTTATTGTGGTCAGAACAGTTTATACAGTCCATCCTCCACTCATCTCCCCTACCCTCTCGAATATCAACACGATGGGCTAAAAGGTAAGCTATGACTGAGTCAACCATTCCATTCCCTCCACAGGAATATCTTTCCTTTTTCGTCCAGAATTAATATACCCCACTGAAGCTCCCTCTTCTCCAGTAATCCTCAAACTCTTATAGTCCATATTCACCGTAACTATTCTCCCGCTTACGTATTCACGGTTTTTAGTTACTGCTATTCTCATCTTGCCATTTTGTCTCTCTTCGTCATTCTGGTTTACGGACATCACCAAATCAGCAGTTTTGATTTTTCCATAACTTCCTGCCACATTCTCATTCTTTGCCAATCCTCCAGTAACTCCTTCTCGGTTAACTTGAGAGGCAGTAAGCATTACGCAGTTATGCTTCATCGCTATCTGCCGAAGCCTCTTGCACAGCTCCTCCAGTTCCACATATTCCCGCTCATAACGGTGCTCCCTCTCCATCAGGTCGGCATAGTCCACAATAATTAAATCAGGTGTGAAATCGTGAACGTTAATATATTCGTCAATATCCACAGCCAATTGATGAGCAGTCATTGAATAAGTTTCTATAACCTCGAAGAAGGAAAACAATCCCTTCATTGGGTGCTTCTCCAGCTTCTCCTGTGCTAATTGAGGATTACTCCTGATTTCTCCTTTGCCCAAACCAGTTACGATTGACATCATTCGCAATAAAACTATATCGGTAGAGAGCTCCAGAGAGTAGTAGAGAACTTTTTTACCGTGAATCATAGCTGAGTGAGCCATATTGGTAAGGAAAATACTTTTTCCTGAACCAGGTCCCCCCATTACGATGTAAAGCCTCTTTTTACCAAAGCCCCCTTCCATCAGCTTATCCAAAGCAGGAATAGAGGTAGGAATTCTTTCTCCCCCATCATCGAGGAGGTGGCAAATAGCTGCATTATAATCCTTGCCTAAGTTCATCCGCTGAATACTTTCTGCAGGCTCAGCTAATTTGGTATTAACCAGCTTCAGGAAATCCTCTATTCTGTTTTCCTGAACCAAGTCAGCTCCCTGCACCAAAACATCTTCAGCAATTTTCTTACGGAAAATAGCTACCACATTGTCAGTAATGTATTTCCGCTCTGCTTCCGTAACAGTGAAGTCGTCTTTGAAGATGCTTTCCAGCTGGTTAATTTGCTCTTTAAAGCTCTGCAGTTGAGGATCTCTCCGAGCATAATCGAAGTAAAGGGACGTATTGAATACGTCCCCATACTTTCGATAAAAAGCATCCACTAACTGCACTGACCTCCGAAACAAAGGATGAGAAAATGTTTCGGAGTTCAGGTATCTGCGATTGGATAAGTAAAATTCCCGATCAAACAGATACAGGTAAAGCAGTTTCTGTTCCAGTCCGCTCTCCATAATACCTCCTCTTTGCTCCTAAAATCGCCATTAAGTCTCTACTCAATTGCTTAGTAATCCTTCCCTGCTCCAACAGGTAATCTACTGCCTGGTCGTAGGATATATCCCACTGCTTAGTTAAACTTTTAACTTCCCGAGCATAGTAGCGAAGAAGTTCTCGGTAAGGAAGAGAGTGAGTATCGTAAGGTGTTTGAGATAAATATTTAGCATATTCGTTAATCCCCCATTTGGAAATTATTGCAGTTGGATATAATCTTTTCCCGAAGTAGGAATAGTAGTGAGTATAAACCACAGACAAGTAGGAATAAAAATCCCATCCTCTTTCTCGAAGCACTTTAGCCGCCTTTATAAAAATCTTCCAATACCGAGATCTCCGAGGATCTCCTTTGCCAAACACATTATAACCACCCCGAGCCTCATAGCGATTATGCAACTCATTATAGGTAATTCCCAGTAATAAGGCATCTCGTTCCTCATTACTCATTGAGGTAGCATAATCCCATAAGCTTTGTGCCACTGGATAAATTCACCTCCTGAAGGAAAAATGGACTTATTTGTTCAGCAAACTCCTGCTGCACTTGCTGAACTTTGTTGCACAGCGAAGAATAAAGACTGGGAACATCAGCAAGGTAAATGGAGTAATGGCAAAGCTCCATTACAGCTATGAGGTAATCAGTAAGCTCAAAGGAAAGCTTACCATTGCCGAGGATAAAGTCATTACAGGACAGCTCAATATCCCCCATTAGGCAATCGAATTTTAAAAAAAGGTCATCTTTTCGCATAGCAATAACATTTTGGTTCATCCGTTTTAGGTGGTGGCTCTGTAGCTGTGTGTCAAACATTGTAATTATTCCACCTTGGGCAACCAAATCGGTAAAGATTTTTTGGCAGAAAAGGCAAATAGAAAGTAGGACTTTTCCCAGTTCTGGAGTTATAATAGGGATATTCCCATAAGGGCAAAAAATCTTTACCTTATTGGATTGGTAAAGTATTACTGATGGTTCTGTAGCTATTTTTGCTCACCTCACTGTTATTGGTTTTTGCTGACAGGAGGATTATAAACTCTCTGGAAAAGTTTGTCAACCCCTAATATTAAAATTCCGTGCAAAATAATTTCAGTTTACTTAAAGTTTAGCATTTTACTCATAAAAAAGAAAAGGGTTTCCCTTAACAATCCTTTCCTAAAAGAAAAAAAAAAAAATAAATATATATATATATATATTTATTTTTTTAAAAAAAATTATAATTATAAATATATTATAAGCTTTATAGCTAATCTTTAGTCGTATATTACTTACGTAATATACTCCTAAAGATTCTTTTTTTCCTGAAAAAAGGACAAGCATAACTAAAAATCAGGACACAAGATAAGCTAGACTAAGTTAACTTTGCACCTATACACTGGTATTCCTTCGTCATACCAGTGTATAGGTGGTGCTTCGCACCTTTTTCTGGAGTAGGAAAAGTAGGAGTTAGAGTTTACTACCAGCTGTTTTAAACTAACTTTGAGGTTTCTGCTCAGAGGTAGGGTAGGCTTGCCAGGTATAGTGTAAGCTTGAATTGCCAAAACCATTCCCCTCGGAATTAATTAAATGTTTTATATAATTAAGCAGAAATTAATAGGTAACTAAAAAACGCTATAGGATAATGTTTTCGACAATTAATTAAACTTTTTATATAATTGGTTCTCTGACTTTGAATTCTCTGGATCTACTGAGCAGTTCTTTTTCATCCATTCAAATACTTCGCTCTTACGAAATAGAATTCTTCTTCCCAGATGATATCGAGGAAAATCTGTTTCTCTCAGTAATTTGTTTACCATTGAAGTGCTAACCTTTAACATTTTAATAAGTTCCTCTTTGGATAGCATTTCATCATCAAGGATGTCTAATTTTTCGGACATTTAATATTTACCCCCTTTTTAGATTTTTTTCTTATGTCCACTTTTAAGGACTGTCTTATTTTTAGGACATTAAACATTTACTTTATTTTTGATAGTTTCTCTTAAATCGTGGACTTCAAAATTAGGTTCTCTCATACAAGTTCTCATTCTCTTTTGAGAATGGCGTTTTAAGATGTAGTGGAAATCATCCATAAAATCAATGATAACTACATCTTCTTTTCCCTCAGTTTTTCTAATTCCTCTTCCTATTCTTTGGATAGACCGAATAGTTGATTCACCTCCGCAAGCTAAAACAATAGAGCTGATGTTAGGTAAATCAATTCCCTCATCCAATATTGTGCTAGCTATTAGAATAGGAATCCTTCCCTTTTTGAATTGATTGAGATAAGATTGTAGCTCATTCTTATTAGTTCCTCCGTGAACAAAAGGAACACTAATCATTAACTCTTTCTCAAATTTCTCCTGCAGGATCCTGCCATGCTCTATTTCTCGGATTAAAACTAAGACATTTTTTCTCCCCCAATCAGTTAAAAGATGTTCTACCATTTGAGTAATTAATTCATTGCGAAAACAATTAGTTACAATTCCATTATAGTAGACATCTTGCCACTTATGACATTTATTAAATTCATAAACATCCATTTCTCCACCATATCTCTCAGAGGGAGCAAAGATTATTTTTGGTTTAACCAAAAAACCATCTTCAATTAGCTCTGAGGATGAAACTTTATAAATTACTGGACCAAAAGCTCCAACGATATAGAGATTAGAATTGTCTGTTCTATCCAGTGGTGTTCCTGACAATCCAAATCGGTAATAAGCATTACACTGATTAAGAACTTTGAGATAGGAATTGTTAGATACATTATGGCACTCATCTACAAATACTACTTGGAAGTAGTTATTGAGATATGGCTTAACTGCAGAAAGATGCTTCTTAAGACTTTGGATTGATGCGACTGTTAGTGCTCCTACTTCATATTTTCCATTACCGAATACTGATACTTCTACTCCTAATCTCTTTTCAAACCGTTCTTTGGTCTGCAGGAGGAGAGCTTTTTTGTTTACAATAAAAAGAGTTGGTAATCCTAAATATTGGGTAATAGCACAGGCTACTTCAGTCTTACCTGCTCCTGTTCCCATATCTAATATGCCTCTTGTTTGTTGAACTGCTGCTCTAGTAGATTCTATTTGGTAATCTCTTGGATCAATACCATTTAATTTAATGGGATTCCTCATTGGCTCAGGAGCTTTTCTCTCATCGATAATAGCACATTTGATATAGTGGTTCTTTAAGCAAGTTTGGACTAGAGGAGCTAATCCAGTTAGAAATTTACCACTACTCCATTCAAATAAGGATATAAATCCATCCCAGTTTTTATTACGGTATTGAGGCATATACATATAACCAGTGGGACGATAAGATAAGTATTCTTTTACCCAGGACTTTATATTGTTTATAGCCTCTCTAGTCATAAAATCTGGAAATTCTAATCGGCTATAAACATTATTGATTCTTATAGTTATTCTGGTTATCTTTGTTTCCTGTTGTTTATCCATAGGTTTCCACCTACATTAGTATAGCACAAGATGCATCAAAATGCAAGTGATTTATACTTAATGAGTAAAGAAAATTATCGGGGAATAAAATCATTCTTGTAGGGGTTGACATTAAGTATAAAGGTTGATATAATAGAGCAAAAGGAGGAATAAGAATTGGATATTGATTATGCTGAATTTATTAAAGATATTTCTAGGTATACTAAAGTTAGTCCTACAGCTCGTTTAGTTCTCATTAGCCTTCTACCGCATACTATAAGAGCTAACGATAAAGGACAACTGGTAGTTCCTATTGTTGCTAAAGTTATGGCTAAAAGCTTAGGTATGACTCCTAAGAATTTTTCCAATATTATGACTGAGTGGGAAAAGCTTGGAGTAGTAGAGCGTTTCCTTAATCCTAATCAAGTGGTATATTTAATTAATCCTAATGCTCTTAAAGAGGAATATAACGTATGTTAATCAATTTATATAATGTGGAGGAAGAATTAACTAACAGTTTAAATATCTTGGCTTATGATAAGAGTGGTGTGTTATACCATTTGATGTATATAATTTTGCCTAATTTAATTAAGCATACTGCTGGTAATATGTCTGGTATTATGCAATTAAAAACTTTTGATCAATTAGTAAAACTTTTATCCAGATCTCATGAGTCTTGGTATTTTACCGTTAACACGAATTTAGTTCTAAGGCAAAGACTTTTGGAGAGAGTTGTTAATGCTACTCCCTATAAGATTAGTTATTCAGGAATGCAGCCCTATGAGGAAGTATTGTTTAAAGATTGGTCATTCCTATCATCTGTGGATACACCTTTTTGGATAAACTATAACATCGCTCATGGGAGTGCCCCTTACTACTTCACCCTGAGTCACTCAGGTTTAAATAGAAATCCAGAAGCTAAAGTGTATGCAATTGCAAATTCAATTATTCCTCCAGATTTAAATTTAAATGAACATTTATTTGATAAGGAGTTAAAAAAGATTTTGCACCAGACGATAAAAAAAGAGCACTAGCTAGTTTAGTGCTCTTTTTCCAAATAGGGAAAAAATCAGTGGGGCAGCTGATAAAAGACCTATTTGGAAACTGTTAAACTAATTTAATAGCTTTACTGAAATCTTTAAGGTAGGAGGAAGAAGTGGACCACTTTACAGGTCCACGTAATAGTTCCTCCATAAATCTAATAGGTATAGCTCGAAAGGAAAAAGCAGAAGGAAAGAATCGTTTGATTAAGAATAGAGCATCATCAAAGCATTCACTGTAGGATAAGTATTTGCGGAAAGTAACTTTAGCAGAATAAGCAAATCCAGGGAAGTATTCGTAGGAGTTAACGGTAATATATCCGTGAAGACTAGAGCCTTTAATCCCTAGAGGGTTATAAGCCCACTCTTTAGTTTCTCGGTCTATTAGTGGGTATTTACCATAACCATTTTCGATTAGAGCAATGGCAGGGAAGATGTGGTAATCTATACCTGTATTGTCTTGATACTTAAGGCTTAAGTCTTTAATAGCTCTTAGCTCTTTAGTAAAGTCAACCAAGATGAGTTACCTCAATTCCACCTTTACCTGTGCCATAAAAGGTTATGATAGATAATCCTACAGGAGAGGGGTGATATCCTCCCCCCATTCCATACCCACCATAATTCATAAAAGCAGAGCAGAGGATACAGCGTTGCTTACGAGTAATAATTTTTTTGTTTTGGAAATCAGGAGTAGCAATTAGCCTTTCCAAGTAATGAACTCCGTGCATATGAGAAAGCAATACTATATCAGAAGCTACTACATCAGCAAATTTATTTAAAGCATTAGCTTTACTACCGTGAGTAGCTCCACCACCTCTTCCGTGAGTAGTATAAACAGAATAGACAAATGGTTTTTTATTTCGTGGCTTCTTTCCTACTCTTATTTCTAAATATCCAGCTACAGGATGATAGCAATCTAATAAGTTAAATACTAAAGCTAATTGACGATTGTAGTCGTGCCCTTCACTTCGGTTTCCCCCATCGTGATTGCCACTGTTAATGAATAGGATCCTATCTTTAATGGGAGTGAGAAGTTCTAAAGCTCTATCAAATTGGTCATCAGGTGAGGTATATTTTAAGGAGTAGATATCACCCTTACTTTGTTTAGTAACACACTCGATAATATCACCATTTAGAATTACATACATATCAGGAGACTTAGCTATATAAGCGATGGTGTCTTCAATGAATTGTTCATTGGTTTCTTTAGACCCTATATGAAAGTCTCCTAAGCCTACTAACTTAATTTGCTCCCGATCCAAAAAGTCGTGGCACTTAAATTTGAGGTTAAATTCTACATCAAATCGAGGAGTCAAGACTACTCACACCTACTTAGCTAATGGACTTCGCTGATATGCTGCAGCTACTTCTCCTTCAATTAATTTCTCATCAGGAACAGGATATCCAGCATTCTTCATTGCGAGTTTTACCCATTCAATTGCCATCTTGAGTTTCTCTGTTCCTTTGATTACGTCAGGACTATTCTTAGCTATGTCTTCTACAAATAATACGGCATCTTCAGCAAATTTAGTAATTGTTACTGCAGTTTGCTTTTTCTCTTCTGTAACTAAGTATTTATTAGCCAGCCAAGCAAATACTAGAGTAAGAAGATAGGGGATTACTTCGTTTAATATAGCACTCCAATCCATAGATCTGCCTCCTGTATGTTGTATTTATTATAATATAAACGGTTTGGGTTTACTTTTATTCCCAATTTTGGTTATTATTTTTTGAAAATACCATCGAATATAGATAAGAAATTGGTAATGATACCAGCAACAAAAACAGAGATAATTAACCAAAAGAACTTTTTATAATTCTCTACCCAGTGGCACACTTCATCATAACGTTCAAAACGAGCATTACATTTTTCAATTAACTCTTTATCTTGGTCTCTTAAGTATCCGTTCTCTGCTATTTTTTTAACCATAAATTCTTCTAAATTTTTTAGGCGGTCTTCTTCCTTTTCTTTATCCCTTTTATAGTTTTCCTTCCATTCTTTATCTTCAGCTTTAAAATCTTGAAAGTCTTCTATTAATTCTTTTATATCCTTCTGAAGAAGGAGAATGGCAGTTCTAACATCTTCTTTATTAATATCAATGTCGGGCATATTTTCACAAATTCTTACGTAAGGAAGCCACTGGCTTTAGCCACGTGGAGGAATTGCGTATTTTAAATACGCTACGTAAGAATTGCCACCTCCTTTCTATAACTATACCCATCAAAGTGTTGTACAACTGAAAAATATTTATGATTTACACCATGTACAACTCTTTGACCTTCCTTGTTTTTAATATCAAAATATCCACTGTTTCTACAAGCAACTTCTCCATACCATATGCCTTTATATTTTCCTTTTGGTATTTCAGCTTTAACCATATCTCCTGTTTGAAAACCAAAGAAATATTTTTGTCTTGCTAAATATCCTCTCGGAAAGCCGTATTTATCTAAATTTGTTCTACAATGACTACCTCTACCTTTTGCTTTTATATATAAAACATCTTTAGTTTTGAAATATAATTTATCAGGTGTACTTTGTCCTATACAACAAGCATCAAAATAATGTTCTTTTGGCAATCCTAATTTAATTCTGTTCATTTTAGTTCTTGCGCCTGTGCCACATTCAACTGGTAACCCTGTTTGCATTAAAACATTGTAAACTTTCCATCTTGTAGAATTTACCACAGAAGTATCTTTCAATGTTTGTTTAACTTGTTTTTGTATCTCTGGATAGCCAAATTCTTCTGCTGTCATATTACCTTTCTTCTGGTTACACTCATGACAAGCTAAGCAGAGATTATCAATTCTGTTTGTTCCACCCCTTGATTTTGGTATTATATGTTCTATTTCTAATGGAATGTTTTCTTTTCCACAATAACAACATTTTCTACCAAACTTTTCAAGTAAATATTCTCTAATTTCATACCCTTGAAGTGTACCTTGTTGATACTCAATGTCGCTTATTTCAGGATTTTGCATTAATTGAGTATCAAACTTAACATTTTCATAAGATATGTGAGTTAATGGAATTAATTTTTGTAACCTATTAACCCATGTTTTTATATTATTAACTCTACTTTCTAAACTTGGTGGTATCCATCCTTCTTTTCTTTTTCTGTTTAAAAATCTTGGTTTTCTATATCTTATTTTTCTGTTTCTTCTACTACGTCTAAACATACGTCTTTCATCAAGCTTCTTTTTAATATCTGTTCTATGGTCTATTTGTCCTAACCATATTACATTATTATTTTGTAATATGGCTAATCCTGTATGTTTGCTACCATAGTCAATTTTTAATCTATATTCTTGTTTATTATCAGTGTCATCTACTGCTTTTTTAAGGATTATTGTAAATGGGTATCTTCTAAATATTGCAGCCTTACCCTGTTTAAGCAATTTTCTTGCAACTGCTTCATGGCAAGGTGATAATGGTTTTCTGTTTGTATCTAATACAAATACCATAGGATTTTCTCCTTTCCTCTGCTTATGCAGGTAACATCTCCCTCGGCAATGTTATCTATGTTTACACGTATAGCACACTGGCTTAACCCACTACACCTGTTTAATGCTATACGACAGAGCCTAGAACTAGGAGGGCATCCTAGGGTGTCATAACATAGATAACGTAGGTTCTGTTTCAAACCTTAGCCTGGTCAACATGGGGCTATCAAGCCCACGGCTTTAGCCGTTGGGTAGTTGACCTATTTCTTATTGGGATTAATGTGTAGTCCATAACCATCATAATAGAAAACCCAATCATCCCCTGGAGGGGGACCATCACTAAATTTAATTCTTAGTTCATAGATTCCTTTTATTACTGATTCCTTCCAGTAATAATCAAATTTCTGTAGTTGGACTTCTAAATCTTTAGCAATAAGAACACTAAGGATATCTTGGTTATATAAATGAGAGTAGTAAGATATTTTATTTTCAATTTCCTTACTACTCTCCTGAGCATATACTTCTAACTTCTCAACTACTTTTAGCCAAAGGCTTCTCTCAACTTCTACACATTTCCAAACTAAAGTGTGGCAAAATTCAGGATTGATATACCAAATTAGATTGACTACTTTTAATAAGAAATCAATCCATTTAGTAGCTAAATTAACAAACTCCTCTTCAGTAATCTCAAGAGGAGTTACGTCATTTATAGCAAAGTAGAGTTGAGAGAATAAATTAGCTAATTGTTTTTTATCATACTTATTAGTAATAAGTATGATTGGTTTTAAGCTTGTTATAGTAGAAATAAGAAGAGCAATTAGCTTAAGATATCTCATTAAGCTCTTTTAATTTATTACTTATCATAAGAGATAAGTTATATAGCTGACTAATCTCTTCTTTGCTCAACTCGATATTATAAGCCTCCTTAGCTGATAGGGCGTAGTCAGCATATTCTAAAGCATCTTTTATAGCCCTATAAGGGTTCATAGTTCACCTTTTATTCAGCTGCTATAATTCCTGCTTTGCGGAGAGCTACTAGTATAGAGTTAACTTTTGCAGCTACATCATCGACATCACTGCCAGACTCTGGTAAGTTGGTAATAGCTGAACTCTTTAGATCATTGGCAAGTTTCTTTGCAGTTATAGCTCCATCTAGAATATCTTCTGTTCCTATGCCACCTTTATCATAAATAGCAGCAACGTAATCTTTAATCTGAATAGTCATTATAGAACCTCCTTATAGGATAGTTTTTTATTAGTTGGAATCCTGAACAAATTTTTGATTCTGAAGCATTTTAGAGTAGTAAGAATTTCCTCAGCAGTGGTTATAAAGTAGGTATCTCCACCATCAAATAAAGTATATCCACCATCCTTATCTTTTCTGATAACAGCAGTGTAGGTTTCTATAAAAGGAAATCTCCAGGTAAATCTATAAACTTCAACTAAATATACTTTACTATCAAATCTTCTCCATAAAGAATAGGCTAAGAACCAATGATAGCTGGTTATATTTCCCTGCTGTTTATTAAAAGCTTCCTCAGGATTTAATATGTCTTTATCAGTAGTAAATGACCAATTAGAAAAAATAGTATGATGAAGTTGTTGAACACAGGTGCAGGACTTTAGCCACTCTAGATATTCTTTACTGGGGATGAAATGATTTTTCTTTAATAGCATATTCCGTCGGGGGTGCAGTAGTTTTTAGGTGAAGAATCTCTATTCTTTTTCACAGGAGTTGGGGTAGGACTAACTACTGTAGTAGTAACTTCCTCTAATTGAGAAGTTAATCCATCAGCAGACAAGGTATAGATAAGCAGCACATCTATAATCTTTACACTTTTTACTGCTAGGTAATTTTTAGGAGTCTGTTTAATGATTGAATAGGTATGTTCAGGAGTTCTTGAAATATAAGTTTTGTAGGGAGCTAATCCTCTAAGCCAAGCATAAGATATAAACCAGCAGAAGTCAGTTTCATTACCAACTTTACTGTGAAATAGTTGGTCAGGATTCTGCATACCTTCTAGTTGATTATCTAATTCACAAGTGTAAAGAAAATTCTTAATATCTTCCCAATATTTAATATCGTTTAACCACTGGGAAAATTCTCGTGATTCATCAAACGTAGGTAAAGCTGCCCAGCAGGGGGGTAAAAAGCAGAATAATAAAATCATTAATATAATTAGTTTTCTCATTTTTACTCCTTTTGTTAAAACGTTTAATTAATGCTAAACTCTGGGAATATGTCAGAAGCTACAAAGTAAGTTATAGGTTCCTGTAAAGCCTTAATATATGAATAACCAAGTAATTTAGGAGCTTTGACAGTAGAATTTTTATAGAGGAATAAGAGGATAGTGTCGAATCGATTGCTAGTAAATTGATAAAAGGCATTAGGAAGTTCTTCTATCAGAATTATCCTCCCTTAATTGCTTGGAGATAGAGTAGAATATATCTGCTAGTTGCTTCTTAGTTATATATTCTTCTTTCTCATTATTAATGAAATACTCCAGTGGTTTAGTTCCAGTTAAACAGTTTAAATCTAAATCACCATTGTAACCATCTAGCCTTCCTTTACTGGTATATTGCCAGAGGTCGCAGGGATAGTCAGGCTTCTTTTGTGGGGTCCCATCATTAGTTCCGTAGCGAGGAATCCACACAGCATCAAATTCTTCTATTTTGAGGTTGAGTGTTTTATATAAATGGTGAGCAATATATACACCTACTTTTTTAGCCCCCAGTTCTCGCAGGGCTTTTTGATATATGGAAATATTTTCCCTGTTTAAGTAAGCTTCTTCTACATCGAGAAACCAGAAAGTAGGGTGGAAACTTTTAGTGAGACTATAAAACCTTTTAGCCTCTTCAATAGCTTCAGTTTTATCTTTACATAAAACATAGGCATAGGCTGCAGTTGGTATTCCTCTCTTTTGGAATTCATTGTAGTGAGTTTTGTAATGAGTATCTATAACCTCTAATCCGTATTGAGTTCTGATAATTACCCAGTCAACCTGTTTAGATAAAACATCATAATCCATCCTTGAAGGTTGCTGGTGGTGGGATATATCTATAATAGCCTTATTCATC